ACCACCTCCGCCCGATCCGCCATTCCCAGCATTTTGAGGTGCAGCTGCTGCGCCGCCACCGCCACCTACTGCAGTAATATTTGCTGCGAGAGCAGGTGAACTAATATATGTATTAGCTCCATTAAGTCCCGCAAGTGTTGAGGGAGATCCAGTAACACTCGCTGCACCGCCACCCACAACAATAGTATATGTGGATCCTGGAGATATAGGATAGGTTACATTGGATATATAACCTCCTGCGCCGCCGCCACCCGCGTGTCTAGATCCACCACTACCGCCACCTGCTACAAGTAAAAATTGTATTAAACTAAGTGAGGGTGGAGGAGGTTCAGATGCATATGACGCACCGCCTACTAATGACATTCCGCCTGTAATTGTTATTGTCATGTTATTTCCTAATTAAAACGTAATTGTTCCTGAGCTATAGAAGTTGTATACAACATTTCCACCCGAAGATGTTACAACTACATTAGCTCCCGTGGTATTTGCAGCAGAATATGCAGAAGGATGACGCAAAACAACTAATCCAGACCCGCCGGTTGCTCCCACCCCTCCATACGAACTAGCCCAACCGCCACCGCCACCGCCACCGCCAGTATTAGTATTACCATTTACACCAGCATTATTACTGAAATTACCAGCGCCACCGCCGCCTGTGCCACCTGTACCTTGTGTACCTGGTCCATTTCTAGTTCCGCCGCCACCGCCGCCTGCGTAATTTAATCCGGTTATACTAGATGTTGTGCCAGCTCCACCATTACCAGCAACACCCGGTGTTATCCCATTTGCATTTACACCTGCAGAAGCAGAGCCACCGCCACCGCCACCTAAATACGCGGGTGAAGTAGTGCCTGTGCCGCCTGCGTATCCTTCTACCGGACTATAACTGCCTTCATTTCCTGTGCCTCCTAATGGGTGTCCTCCAGAACCACCTCCGCCGGATCCGCCATTTTGCCCCGGAAGCGTACCTGGCCCTTGATCTGCGCCGACCCCGCCGCCACCGCCAGTAGTGGAAATACTAACCACACCGCCTATTAATGATGAATTAGCGCCTTTGCCACCTTGTTGAAGGGCAACGGCATCGGCAAGACCCGCAGAACCTCCACTACCAACAGTAATAGTATATGGAGTGCCTGGGGCAATAGTTACGGTAGATTGTCTTAATCCTCCAGCACCGCCACCTCCCCCGCTATTACCTGCACCTCCACCCCCGCCTGCAACTATTAGATAATCTATTGAACTAAGTGGTGGAAGCAGCTGCGGCTCAGATAAGCATGATACTCCGTTTGATATTGCCACTCCGCCTGTAAATGTAACTGGCATATTATTTTCCCATCTTTATATGCGTTCTATGTATTCTGCATTGTATTTGCCCATTATAATAATTATCAGTTTCCAATACTCTGCGATCCATTTGTTCTCTTGCCTCAAGATAATTACAAGATCCCTTATTGGGGCAAATATGTAATATCTCTCTTATAAATTTATCTGTTCCAAATGTCTCTACATCTTTTTTAACTTCATCGGATGAGGACCAATAATCTCGCCAATCTGATTCGACCTTTATGCGCTTCTTTTTGCCCTTAACTTGTTTGGTTTTACGAAACCAAAAAAGTTTTTTACCTATGTATTTCCGTCCAGTAACAGTATTTGTAATCAAATATACATAACCATACGCAGTTTCTGGAATTTCCTCAAAGGGAATATTATTATAAAGCCACATAAACACCTATCTAAATAAGTATTTATTGTTCTATAATTTCCCATATATCTCCATCTTCGGAGTATCTATCGGTATCTACACGGGGTGGGACTATGAAATAGTCCTCAGGATCCGTCATTACATCCTCGAGTCGCTCGGTTGCTAAACCCTTGCCCATTGTGCCAGTCTTAATGAACATAGATGTTTGTACAGATTTCTTATATCTGTGATATTCTGACTCATCCCGAGCCATATAATCTTTTTGCTTTTCAGAGAATACCTGTTTCTGTTCCTCCGACCATTGCCTTGAATTGGCACAAGCCCGGGTGCAAAATTTACCGGGCTTGTTGTGTTGTATCCCACACTTAGGACAGGTCTTCGTCGTCGTTGTCGAGATCTTCGTATTGCTCATCTATTTGATCTTCATCTATAGTGGCACCGCAGAATGGACAAAACCCTACATTATAATGACGTTCGTCAAGATCATGTTTTATCTTGAAGACGGCATCACATTCGATGCACTCGTGGTGTTTATTTTTTGCCATGTGTCGATTCCTCTCTTCTTTGCTTCAGTTTCAAATACTCTTGTTCTTAGATCTGATGAACTAAAGTAATGATCTCGCTTGTTAAAATAAATGTTAATTTTTCTTTTCTCGCAGATAACTTTACCTGTGTACTCGGTATCTCTATACTCTTCACCCAAGATACGAACATCAATAGGTAAAGACATAAAGATATCTTCAAGCTCTTTTTCTGTAGAATATACAATAATCTCATCGACGTGTTTACAAGCTGCAACTTGTATTTGTCGTTCGATTATGGATTGTACGGGTTTGTTTTTACTTGACCTGTCGATTGTTGGGTCGACTTGGATTGCTGCGATTAAATGATCGCATTGTCTTTTTGCCTCTTCAAGCATGATAACATGACCAGCATGAAAGAGATCAAAAGTACTGCAAGTAATTCCTATAATTTTATTACTCATATTTGCTCCACTTCAATTTTACATTGATTTAAAAATTCTATACCATTAGTATTTCTATAAGGGGTACGATAGAATACTTTATTTATACCTGCCACATGAATCATTTTACTACATTCAAAACAAGGTGCATGGGTAATATACATTGTAGCGCCCTCGCCTGATTCTGTCGAACGAGCTAATTTACCTATAGCATTTGACTCAGCATGAATTACCTCAGCTTTAGTCTTTAATGTATAGTTTGCACCTTCGTATTCTTCGATGGATTGACCGACACCATAAGTAAAAGTTTCTCGTATTACATCTTCACAGTTGTTATCCCATCCCGCAGGAGTACCATTATAACCTATAGATATAACCCTATCGTCTTTAGTTATAATAGCACCAACTTTTAATCTTCTCGCATGAGATAAACCTGCATATGCCTCTGCTGCCGTCATATGTGCATAATCAATTTTCTTCGGCATTCCATTTACCCTCAGGACATTTTTCCCATTTAATTAATGTCTTACCCCAAATAGCGCAACCACACGAATCACAAAATTTTGCACCAATAATAATTTTTTTATGTTCACACGTATCACAAATTTGTCTGCGAACTATTACGTAGTTTGTTTTTTTATCGGAATCCATTTTTTACACCAATAATTAGGTTTCACCTTAGCATCCCAGGTTTTACAATATTTTGTTCCTGGTACATATGCCCCACAATTTGCGCAATTTTCTTTACTATTACCTAAAGCATATGCAGGAGGTAATTTTTTATTAATTAAAGTACCATCGGGATACTTTCTTTCTCTTATTTCGTCAAACTTTTTCATGCCGCCTTTCCCCACACATCATGCCAGTTTCCTGACAAGGCACCTTTTGCGTAGTCTGTTGCTCTATTTTCAAAGAAATTAGTATGCGTTGGAGCATTGATCATTTCTTCAACCCATGGTAAAGGATTCTTTTTACGCTTAAAGATGCCCTTTAGTCCAAGACTAATTAGACGTCTGTCAGCAATGTAACGAATATATTCCTTTACATCGTTCTCTGTTAGCCCTTCGATAGCGCCAGATTTGAAAGAAAGTTCAATAAACTTATCTTCAAGACTAACCATCTTCTCCGCAATCGAGTAGATCTTTTCTTTGAGAGTATCATTCCATATCTCCTTATTTTCTTCGATGTAGTTACGGAATAATTTAATCATGCCCTCAGCGTGTTGTGTCTCATCAACAATAGACCAAGTAACAATTTGTCCCATACCGCGCATCTTACCCATACGAGGGAAGTTAAGTAACATAATAAAGGAACTGAATAGTTGCATACCTTCAGTAAATGCACTGAACACCGCAATATGTTCTGCGGTTGAAGCAATCGTACCATTCTTAGATGAAATATCAAGAACAAAGTCATGCTTATCTTTCATTTCTTGATATTCTAGAAATTGATTGTAAGTTGTTTCTGGTAATCCTAGTGTCTCAATTAAATGAGAATATGCCGCAATATGTAATGCCTCACGAGCTGCAAAACCCATAAGCATCATTCTTATTTCAGGTTGCGGAAAGTAAGGTAGATAATTTTTGACATATCCACCAGCAACATCAATATCTCCTTGAGTAAAGAAACGGAAGATGTGCGTAAGGAATTGTTTTTCCTCATTTGATAATTTCTTTTTCCAATCTTTAACATCCTCATGCATGGGTACTTCGGTGTGTAACCAATGGCTTTGTTCATGTTTTAACCATGCATCATATG